AGCGTCAACCGGGCAAACTGATCGCGGGCCATTCCGCTAGGCGGTCGATTGATCTTGTGCGCGAACGCCCATGAGGCGGAGCGTCACGTCGTTATGCAGTCGATTCTTTACGTCGTAGAGCGTCCCGTTGTATAGGACGTAGCAGTCGTCCGGGGGCGTCACGTCAGGGGGCAGAAAAAACTGATGCGGGTCCCGCGTCACGAGGCGCTCGCCCAGGTAGTTCATCGCGTCCTCGCCCGTCATCGGCTTCGCCGCCGCCTCGACGCCCTCCGTAACGAGCGCCGGGTCGCCGATCCCGCCCCGCCCGTCGTCGGCCCCGGCGTTGTACAGGTCGACGCTGTCGGCCCGCGTCCGCGCCTGTAGTCCGCGTAGGCTGTCAAGGTAATGCTCGTTTCCAAGGATCGAGGACATTACACGTAGCCGCTTGGTGTAGGGACGGAGACGACGCCGGGCACGTCATCGCCGCTCTGCCCCTCGTCGACGTATCGCATAAACTCGTCCTCCTTCTCGTCGGCCATCTCCTTCCAGCGCGACACCTGTCGATTGCTTGTCTGCTGACTCCCCTGCCCGTCCGCGGCCCACTGATTCGGGTCGTTCGCCTTGCGACGGTAAATGTGCTTATACGCCTTCCAGTAGACGTACGCCGCGATCGCCCGCTCGCGACTCTCTGTGCTCGCAAGGCCCGTGATGCGAGCGTCCCCCCGGGCGTCGTCGAGCTGCTGCTTGAGCAGGTCCTCCGCCTCGACCATTGGGAACCAGTCGGGGTGCAACTCCCCCTCCGGCACGAAAAACTCGGACAGGTCCATTACGCGCTCAGGATCTCGTCAACGGCGGTACGGATCTCGTCGACGGACGACTCGCCGACCATGTGGACGGCGTTCAGCTCCTCGTCCGTCGCGTCGTCGACCTGCTCGACCGTCTCGTAGCCGTCCGTGAGCAGGTGCTGACGACGCGGAAAGTCTTCGGGTAAGTATGTGCCGTCCGGGGCATCCCCGTCGCCCTCAGCGCCGCTCTCGCCGTTCCCCTCCTCGTCGTCGAGCAGGCCGTGCTGCTCCGCTACGTCGCGGGGCATAGGCTCGCCCTCCCAGTAGTGGGTACCGTCGAACGTGTACGTTTGATCGGGGACGAAGGAATCGGGCATAAGCAAGAAGGGAGGACGTGTGAGCGATATAGCAGGCGCGTGCGCGACACCGCCACGGCCCCGGCCCCTACCCTCGTAGTAGTGCGACGCCGGAGCCACGACGGTGTGTGCCGCGCTACGTAGGACGTTACGGCATCTCGGTCGACGCGATGCAGAGGCGTTCGGGGTTCTCGATGACTGGCAGCATGTTTTGCACCGCCTGCCCCGTCAATTGCCACGGGCGTTCCTCCGGCGTGTAGACGTTGGCCCAGCGCCCGGGCTCACCGTTGCCCTCGACAGTGGGGCCTAGGTGCGTATACCCGAGCTCGTACTCCTCGTCGGCGGGTGTCTGCGACCCGGCGCCGACGCGAAGCCCCTGCTGCTTGCCGCGACCGATCCAGAAGACGCGGCCCGGCTCCATGAAGTCGACGTTTTTCGTCGTCTCCGGGTTGGCCGGGTCGATGATCTCGCCCTGCTCCTGATAGACGGTCACCGTGGCGCGTTCGCGGGTATCGTTCGACTGCATCTCCGTCCGGTTACCCTGCTCGTCGCGCTTTAGGCGAGACAGGCTGAAGACGTTCTCGTTCTGCTGAACGATCTGAATATCGTTCTCCGGGTTCTCGACGATCGCGTGGAACGTCTCGATGTGCATGAACGGCCCCTCGAAGTTGTACCCGAGCCGCCGCTGCGCCTTTAGGTGATGATCCCACCAGAGGCTATCAGTGCCGTTGTACGCCTCCGTCCCCGTCGCCGTGTTGAAGACGTGATCGGACGGGATCCCGTAGTCGACGGTCAGCGATACCTCGCCGAAGGTCCAGTCGATCTCGCCGTACATCAGGGCCTGCCCGCGGAGGTACTCGGCGGTGTCGATGTGCGACTGCACGAGGACGTTACTCGTGAAGTTGAAGACGTTCTCGACGACGCGCTCCCGCGCCTGCGACGCCGACACGTCGAGCGTCCGTACGACGCGCTGTAGCTCGCGGAGCGCCTTCTCGGGGAACGTAACCTCGTTCGTGATCTTGGCCGTCTGCTCCAAGAAGGTGGTGATGTCAGTGTGACCCGTTTTGGCGTACGGCGAGTCCATACCCGTCATCCCGGCCATCGTCGGGCGCACGGTCAGGCTCCCGTTCTCGACGCTGTACGTAGTGCGGTTAACGACGGGGAGCAGGTCGCTGAAGGCGTACCGGGACGGAGCGCGAAGCTCGTTCGCAATCTCGAAGGCAAAGTCCCCATCGAGCTCGTCCAGGGCATCGTTAAACGTAAAGACTGTCATTTCGAATCAGGGGGGGGCGACGTAGGAAGCCAGTTCAGGGGCGTTAGGGTGCGCCTGAACCGCGGGCAGCGCCTTAGCGGTCGTCATTGTAGGGGACGAAGTGAAAGCCGTACTCGGAGTTATTATTCAACTCCGTCTTAGCGGTCGCAAGGACGCCGCCGTCGAGGTCAAGCAGATCTTCGTAGACGACCCCACCGACGATGAAGCCGTACCCCGACAACGACTCCTGCTTCGAGTCCTCGTTCGCGCTCGTCGCGAGGACACCCTGCGCGGCGTCGCCTCCGGCACTGTCCCACGGGATGATCTTGCCGTTGGCGTTCAGGGAGACGACCGTCCCGGCCTTCAACTCCTTATTCCCGTACTCATTCTCGTACGAGGCGCCGAAGGCGGACCAGTCAATCTGACGACCGGGCTCTCGGGCAGCGTTTTGCTGCTCGACGAGGAAGCCGGGCTTGCTAATGTTGTGCGTCGTTCGGCTAGCCATTGGATCGTAAGCGTCGTTGTGCGAGAAGGGTAGAAGTGCGTGACCCTCCGCTCAACGACCCTTCGTTAAGCTCGGCCACGCCGTTCATTTTCTTCTTCTAGGTATTCGTCGACGGACGTCACTTCGTTACCGTCATCGCTGCTACCGGGTCCCGGCGTCGCCGGGACGTAGCTGCCGCCGCTATCGTCGTCATCCCCTCCGCTACTACCGTCGCCGGAGAGGATCGCGTCCGCGAGGTTGGGGTACTCGTCTTCGATGTACTCCGTAAACTCCTGCGTCCCGTCGTCCGTCTCGACCTCAACTTGTACCTCGGTGCCGCCGTCGTCCCCCTCGACCTCCGTCAACTGGTAATCGAGGGTATCCGCGCCCAGGTCTTCGAGAACGCCGCGGTCAGCTCCGGTCAGATCAATGACGCGGGCAAACTTTTGCTTATTCTCAACCTGACGCCGTTGACTACGCTCCTCTTTGAGCGCGCTGATCAGGTCGTCCGCGGTCGGCGTCTCCGTCTCCAGGTACCCCGCGTCGCGTAGCTCGTCGACGCGGTCAGCGGAAACGACAATATCATCATCGCCGGGGACTTGCTCCCGCAACTTGCGTCGCTGATCACGAAGGTCAGCGTTATCCGACTCCAGATCTTCAGCCTTTTGACTCAAGGCCCCGAGGGCACGTTGCGCGTCCCCGTGCTCCTGAATGAGAAGGTCGGGGTTCAGATGACGGGCTACGTCGCCGGAGCTATTACCGCTCCGGCCTTGCGCCTCAGATGATCCCTGACTACCCGAGCCGCCGTTGCTGTTACCGTTACCGCCGTCCTCGTCCTGCTCATAGACGGGGCCAACAGCGTGCGAAAGAACGTGCGGAACGCTAAAAATCGTGGGGTTATCCATTTGGGCCTCCCAAATGTGTCGTGACACCCCCCTGGGGTGCCGATCACGAAAGTTGCTGCTATATATACGGGTAGCCGAGCGAAGTTTCAAGCGGAGCGGGCGAGCAGGGCCGCACAGACTGTGAATTACCCGCTCGTCGACGTTCCGGGGGACGGCAGTAGGAACGCCCGTAGCAAATAGAACGCCCCGTAAACGCCTGTCTCTGACGTTACGGGGCGACGGGTCTCTCAGTATATAGGGCGGGGCGTCAGGCAACGTCCCGGGCGTAGTTCAGCAGTTCGCCGCCGAGCGCCTTCGCCTGCTCCGGCGTCATGCCGAGCGACTTAACGCGGGTCCCGAAGTTCAGGAATACCTTATCCCCCTTCCGGCCTACGGCGAACGTGATTTCGCCCTCGTCATGCGGGGCCATCTTGCCGTCCGGGTGCCTCCCGGTCCGTCCGAGCTCGGTATCCTCCGGCTCCGGGGCGTCTGGCATCTCGCTTGGCCCCGTGACCGGGTCCTCCTCTGATGTCGTATTCGGGTGATCGTCGTCGCCCGTTAGCTCGTCGAGGTCGTCCCCGGCGAGGTGCTCTTCTTGCGAGTGATGCATGATATAGGGTGCGTGTTGTGAGATTTCAATGCTCACCCGCCCGTAAGGACGGGTGATATCGTGGTAAACGTCCCGGTCCACGCGCACCAGGGCGTTCCGCTTTCAATCCTCACCCCTCCGTAAAGAGGGGTGCTCTGATACCTAAAAGGTGCGATTAGAACCGCCCGCGTCAAGTGGAGGACCGACCTGAACGTCCATTTCAATACCTCAAAGGTGCGATTAGAACCCCGGTCAGCTAAACGGTCGATTCGGCGCAAGGACGGCGATCAGGACGACGACGCCCGCCAGCCCGCCCCACAGCAAGGAGCCGGACCAGTCGCCCCTCGTAAGGCCCGGGACGATGACGCCGAGCATAAGAGCGATGAAGGCGGCGAGCCAGAGGAACGCCTTCCAGCCGTCGAAGACGCTGCTTCCGGTCCAGATCGATCCGTCAGAGTCGCTTGGGGAAGGCGTAGCCATACTTACGTAGGGATTCTGTGTGGGGTGGGTAAGCGTGAGCCGCTAAGGGGCGTCGTGTCACGATCACCGCTGTCGAGGAGAGGTGTTCCCGCCTAGCAGAGCGCCCCGGCATGACCTCTCGCTAGAAGGCCGTCAGGCGACGAAAAATCTCTCCGTGCGACTGCGAGTGCGCCCCGTCCTGCAACTGCTGAATCGTCGTGACGAGGTAGTTGCGGGCGTGCCCCGGAACCCATACGAGGAGGGTCGAGCCGTACCCCTCGTCCCGGGCCTCACTTGCGATAAACTGCCCGCTCGGCTCGTCTGCGCGGACGAGAAGGGCGTTGACGCGCCCGGAGAGACGCTTCACTACGTCCCACGACGGCGTCGCTAGGCGCAGCGCATATACGGTGACGCGGTCATCCCAATCCCGCTTCGAACGGAGAAGCCGAAGGTCGCCTACGGTTAGCTCCTGCGCGGAGACCGGAAACGTCGTACTCGTAGCCGTACTCTGCTGCTCGAAGAAAGACGGTTGCATGACGTACCTGCTGTGTTGTAGAGAAAGAGTCTGACGGATCGTTATGACTTACTTGCCTGACGCTCCGGCGTCTGAACGTACAGGTCTCCGTCCTGCTCATGCGTCTCGACCTCATCATCCGCCCACCCCTGACGCTCGTATACCTCGTGGCGGAGACGGTCGTGCCCGACCTCCGTACGCTCGCAAAACCGGCTCCCGTTTAGGTAGATCAGGTCAGGGTCATCATCCGTCCCGTCATGCTCGTCGTAGACCTGATCAGCGTGCCGAAGCGCTTTCCGGCGTGACGACGCCTTCATCGCGTCAATTCTACGTCGTATACTCATGGGTCACTAATACCTTCTTGAGAAGAGAACTACCCGGGGCACTACGTGCGAGCAGTGAGGATGCCGAGAAGCGTCCACGCCGCCTTCCGAGGCCGTACCGGAAGGTCCGTGATCTCAGTCGAGGTCATATAGCGCACGTCTACGTTCTTCGGAATGTGCACGTCCGAGACATCCCCGTAGCAGTTGACCGCTAACTCGACCTCGCCCCGCCGCACCTTGAACCCGGTACCGCTGCGGCCAAAAGTGATCGTGAGCAGGTCTGACATCTGCTCTAGTTGCTCCGTCGTCTCCTGCACCCACTGCTTCCGGGCCTCGTCGAGCCCATTAACGTCTTTATCCTTATGCAGCTCATAATACTCTATGACCGTGCGCATAGCGTTACTGATGCCTGTTGTGAAAAGAGTATTGCGTCCCCGCCCGGTAGGATCCCTACCGCCAGTGTGCCGGGACTGCGCCCTCGTGAATGCCCAGCCGCTCACGAACGCGCCCTTTTAGCTCGTCGATTGCGTCCTGGCGGTTATCATACTCCGTCCCCGGGCCGTACGAGAGCTTGATCCGGTTCGAGTTAAACGGGCCGTGCCCCGTCAGGCTCGTGCGATCGTAGTCAACGAGCACGACCTGCGGCATGTCCCACATTGAGTCGTACGAGGTCTCGATCTTAAATTTATGCCCGTGCGAAGAGTAGAAGGTCGTAAGTGACATGACTCTACTACTGCCTGTTGTGAGAAGGTATTGCGCTACCGCCGTCGTAATGTGCTAACTTTAACTAGCTAGTTATAGCCTTGATTCTCGCCTTTGTTAAGAGAGTAGTAAGAATAACGAGGTCGTTATCCCGCCCCTATACACAGAACGCCCCGCCCCGGTCACTGCAAACCGGAGCGGGGCGCTCCCCTCACCTGGGGGACTCTACGTTCCTATACCTGATTGCCTGGGAACGGCTCCGGGTCGACCGCCTCGCCGGGGGCCGTCCGGCGGTAAATAATTTGACACTTGCAATTGCCGAGGCACTGGCGCGTCCCGATCTCCGGGAGCGTCCCAATCGGGACCCATCCCTCGTCGCCGCGGCTCGTTAGGGCGACGCACTCCGGGCAGTGCTCCGCGACGCCCAGGATATTTTTCTCTTGATTATACCCCCGCTTTTGCATTTCGAGGCGCTCCGTCCGGTGGTACGTCTGCCGCGAGCCCTGCACGTACATCTTCGCCCGGTTCACGGCCCGCCCGTCGAGCGGGACATTACCCTCGTCAATCTGCTCCGCAAAGTCGCGAAGGTACTCGTACTCGCGTTGCACGCGCCCCCCGACGCGGCCCCAGTCCTCCGGGCCCATTTGACCGTACCCGCCCTTCGCAAGCGAGGCCGCGTTCATATTCGCGTTCTTGATGTGGTCCATCATCTCTCGCTGCCACCGCTGTAGCCGGATGTCGCCGTCGCGGAGGGACGTAGTAATATCAGCGACGTCTTCCGCCGCGCTGTCAAGGGCTACGTCGAGGGCCCCACGCACGACCTTGCTCGGCACGATGTCCTCATCGAGGGTCCGGTAGGTGCCGTCGCTTACGCGGTACACGAATTCGTCGGCCCGCGACCCAATCTCGAACCGCTGAATTAACTGCAACTTATACGAC